GACTGTAATGCTGACCCTGAAAGAGTTGAATACACTTATAAACTGGCTTCATTAGATCGTTTAGGTATGCGGTTAGATAGTCCTTATCTGGCTGTTTTAGACACTTCTATTTTGGGATAGTAAACTAGGGCTTTAGGAGAACTTTTATGACTTTGAAAACTTGGGCTGTCGGCGATGTGCTTACAGCATCCGATATGAATACTTATGTTTCAGCGCAGGTCGTTGGAACTTTTGGTTCATCTGCTATTCGAGCTACCGCTATTGTTACGCCTGTTGCAGGTCAAGTCGCTTACCTGACTGATAAAGACCATATTGAGCATTGGGATGGAACTACTTGGCAAGCACTGCCTTCTGCGGTTTATGCCTTTTCTGCTACTGGGCCGGGCACTGCGGTTGCTGCTGGTTCTTCTGCATTAGTGAGCGTTGTTTTGCCTGTTTCTCGTTTTTCTACTGCGCCTATTATTGTTGGCTTGACTTCTAGCGGTGCAATGTTTACGCCTGTTGTAAATGCGGTTACTACTGGAACTGCAACTATTGCTTTAGTTAATCAGGGTGGAGTTTCTCAGGCTGCTACTCAAACTTTGTATGGTTTGGCAATTATGATGGCTACTGGAACTGCTGCGGGTTAGGAATAATTATGTTGAGCTGTAAAACAGAATCATGTTCAGTAAAGGGTGTGCCTAATACTGCGCCTGCTGAAGGAATCCTTGTTTGTGGTTTGTGTGGTCAGGAAATGACTGCAAATGACTGAGCCGACTAAACCTAATAATCAGACTTTGTTGTTGCAGATTATTCGCGACATCGAAATTTTGAAAGCAAATAGTATTCAGATTCTTGATGCTTCACGCGATCACGAAAATCGTATTCGTGATTTGGAGAAACAAATAAATCGTAGTGCTTGGATTCCTGCTTTGATTACCGCTATTTTGACTTCTATTATTGTTGTTGCCTTGAAACAGGGCTTAGGGCTATAACAGCCGATAATCTAAAATTGTGGTATGACCGCAATCTATATTGAACCTTTTAAAGCTACTCTTCGTGGAGATGAGTTTGGCAATCTAGCACCATACCGCAACGGGCGACCACATCGCGGGCAAGACTGGCATCCTGCTGAGAAATCTCCTATTCACGCTATTACTGATGGCACAGTGTTTATTAATGAGTGGTCTAATGTTTTAGGCTGGTTTGTCGTTCATTCTGCTAAAGATGGAATGTTTGTGCTTTACGCTCACCTGGCTAAACAGTCTGACTTGAAGAAGGATGAAAAGGTTGTTGGCGGTAAGACTGTTATTGGCCTTGTTGGGGGTGGGAAGAATACGCCTAGCGGTTCAGCTTCTACCGGTGCTCATCTTCATCTATCTATTGGTAAAGCTAATAAGTCTTGGAGTAATCCTGCCATTCATTTGGCTGCCTATGAATCATTAGTTGATCCGCTGAAACACATTCTAGAAAATAAGGGGTAAGTATGAAACCGTTTGGAAATGTTTTACTAAGAGTTGTTGCTACTTTTGTTGCTTCAGCGTTAGGTGTTATTGGTGCTGGTTCGCTTGGTGGTGTTGCACCTGCTACTGCTGCTGCTATTGGCGGTATTCTTGCTGTCGCTAAAGTGATTGAGAAACTGTCTTTGGCTTTCCTTGAAGATGGTAAATTATCGCAGAATGAGATTAACGCTGCTTTTCAGCAGTCTGTTCAGTTGAAGAATGTGAAGCCTGAGCCTAAAGACTAATAATGAAACCTAAGTTTCTTGTTACTGTTTTCTTTATTTTGACTTTTATCTTTTGGCCTTTGACTGTCGCTCAAGCTGACCCTAATGGTTTAAAAGTTGATGTCTATACTTTTGCTGAAGGTGCTTTGCCTGAAATGCAACCTTATGAGCTGTGTAATTCTGCTGTAACTTCTGTTGCAGACATAAACTTTGATGTTGGTGGCGATGTTGTTGCTGACTGCCAGGCTGACTTTGTGCTTATCCATTATTCGGGTTATCTAACTTCTTCTGTTTCTGCGGATGTTTTGTTTCAGTCTTGGGCTGATGATGGTTTCTACATGTCTTTTGATGGTGTGCCTGTTATAGAGAATTGGTGGCCGAAGGGTTGTTCAGGTGGTTCGGCTGTTGTGCCTATGATCGCTGATGTTTCAGTCAAGTTTGATGCTTGGTGGTATGAGTATGGTGGTGGTGCTTGTAATCGTTTGTATTGGGATGCTGAAGGTGAGTTTGCTGTTGTGCCTGCTTCTGCTTTTAGTCAGGATGTTGTTTATCCGCCTGTTGTTGTGATTCCTGACCCTGTTATTCCTGACCCTGTTACGCCTATTCCTGAGCCGACTACGCCTGTTGTTATTCCTGACCCTGTTATACCTGACCCTGTTATACCTGACCCTGTTATACCTGACCCTGTTATACCTGACCCTGTTGTGCCTGAACCTATTATTCCTGAACCCCCTGTAATTGACCCTGTAACGCCTGTTGAGCCTGTTTTACCGCCTGAACCTATATCTACCCCTGAACCTGTTGTTGAGCCTGTGATAGAGCCTTTAGAGCCTGATTTGCCTATTGTTGAACCTGTTGTGCCTACACCTGAAGAAGCGCACCAGATTTTGCTTGATACTTTGCTCGAAGAAGCTCAAGCCGATGATGTTCAAATACCTGAAGCCATAGCCAATATTCCTGTTTTAGGGGCAACTATTGTGGCTTTGACTGATGCGTTCAACTTTGTTGGAAATGTTGGGGCAGACATGAGTCCTAAAGTTCGTGCTCAAGCTAAGAAGGAAGTTGTTGCAGCCATCGTGCTAACACAAATAAGTCAATTTGCGACTAGTCAATCTGTAGCTTCTGCTCAATCTTCTGCTAGTGCCGGTGCTAGTGGATCAGGTTCTAAAACAAGGAGAATAAAAGAATGAACTTTCTAAAAGATGTGGTAAATCAGATTTGGACTTTACTGGGCATGTTGATTGCCTGGATTGTGCTTGAAGGAACTGCTAAAACTGTTATTGGGTATTGTATTTTGGCAAGTATAAGCATCTGGTTTATTACTTACCCGATTCGTAGAGATAAAGATTAGTCTGTTCGTTCTCGCTTAAGTTTCTGTCTTTGCTTAGGTGTTGTTCCACCCCAAATACCATAATCTTCAAACATTCCGACCTTTAAGCATTTGTCCATTACAGGGCATCGCATACAAATTTGCCTAGCAGTGTCTATCGCCATGTTATACATCGTGGATGAGCCTTTGTTATTTCCGCGACCTACTGGAACAGAAAATTCTTCAGGAAAAAACACATCAGGCACTTGCTCACACTCGACACCACCATTATCAATAATTGCTTCTTGCAACTCAAAAGTCAGGCGATCAATTCTAAATTTGTCGGCGGTCATAGTTAGAGTCTAGTTATGAGCACAAACAATATAGATAAGTTACTTCCTAACGCTGTGAGCTTAGGAACATTCGTAAATAACAGTCCTGAATGGCATGCACTAAGAAATGAGAAGGGCACAATTTCGGGCAGTGAGATAGGCGCAATTCTAGGGCTCTCACCTTTCACTTCTGCGGTAACTGTGTGGGCGCAAAAGACCGGCAGGCTACCATCAAGTTTTGAACCTAATACTGCTATGCGTTTAGGGCAGTTAGTTGAACCAGCAATCTTTACTTTATATTCTGAGCAGAATCCGACTCATCAAGTTGTTGAAGTAGGAACATACGCGCATAAAGACCAGACTTGGGCTCACGCTAACCCTGATGGGGTTTGTGTTGATGAAACAGGTGAAGCCTACATTCTAGAGATAAAACATACTGCGACTTATTGGGATAGTGTCCCCGAACATTATCGGGCACAAGTGTTTTGGTATATGTGGGTTACAGGTTTGAAGCGTGCAGTGTTTGCTGTCGTAAATGCGGGCAGATATAACACTTATGAAGTGTTGTGGGATCAGTTTGAATTTGATGCTATCTACCATCGAGTCCTAGATTTTAGAACACGCATTTTCGCTGATGTGCAGCCTGACTGGGATGGCAGTGAAAGCACTTATGAAACGACCAGAGCTATTTCGCCTGGTGTTGAATCGCGTGATGAAGAGTTAGGCACACTAGGCATAGAGCTATGTAACGCTCAACTTGACTTTGATAAAGCCGAAACTCATTTGCGCGAAATGAAATCAAGAGTTATAGGGGCTTTAAATGGTGCTAAGAATGGCACTATTGATGGGCAAGTTGTTGTAACTTTAAGTCAAAGGGGCAATAATGCGCCTTACCTAACAATAAAGAAAGCAGTAAAGAAATGACTTTAGATGTGCCTTACTACACAGGATTGATTTTGGCTTTAGGTTTTGTTCTTATCCCTATCGTTGCTATCACTGTTTGGGGACTAATTCAATTAGATAGAAAGAAGAAGAAATAATGGCTCAATTTAACCTAGCAGATTATGAAACAGTAGCCGAACGCATAACCCGCTTCTATAAAGACAACAACGATGGTCGGATTATTACTCAAAACATTACTACTGCAACTGATAGACAGATAAGCACTTGGGTTGTTCAAGCCTACATTTATTTGAGTTCAGGCGATCAGGCAGCAAACATTCCTAAAGCCACCGGACTTGCATTTGAGATTGATGGTGCAGGTATGGCTAATAAAACTTCTGCTCTTGAAAATGCTGAAACAAGCGCAATCGGGCGTGCACTTGCTAATGCAGGCTATTCAGGCGATAAAAGAGCTACACGCGAAGAGATGAGCAAAGTCAAGCGTGATGTTCCTGTGGCACGAAACTGGGAATTAGCTCTAAGCAACATAAACGACATTGAAGGTTTGCGATCACTTTATCTTGAAGCCAAACAAGGTAAAGCAGCACCTAGTATTCTGGAAGCAATAAAAGGTAAGGCTGATGGAATCTCTGGAGTTGCTTCGTAACATAGGTGTCCTGTCTGCTCATGTTCG